TGCCTTCGTTGCCATCTAGCCGCCTGAATCTTTCTGGTTTCTATTGCCAGCGCATCTGCCTGCTCGTTTTGTATGTCATGCCATGCCTTCTCAAACCTTGACCACACAGACCCCAGCTCTGGTGGCGTGTTGTAGACCATCTGCTCTCGCACCTGCGCCAGCATCTCGTCCAGCTTAGACTCCAGACGGATACGCTCCAGAGCCCTGCGACCTAGCGACAGATCACCCTTGTAAACCTCTTTCGCTGCTGCCTCGCTCTGTACATAAATCTTTGCCAGCGCCTCATACTGGTCAATGAAGTTGCCAAGGTTTGACCAGATGTCATTCAGCACATCATCTGGCGCGGCCTTCGCCACCTCCTGCACCTTCTTTACCTCTTCGTTGTACTGCTTCGTCTGCTCCTTACTCGGGCTGGCTATTCTGTTGTACTGCTCTCGCAGGTCTTTCAGTACATCGCTGACATCCCCGCTCGTGGATTTAATCTGCTTGTATAACTCAACGCCTTTCTTGGCAAGATCGATTGCTGTGGTACAGGCCTTGTAGGCCGCAGCAATTGTGATCGGGTCAAGCACATCAGAACAGGTGGAGCTGCTTCTTCATGCTGATGATCTCTTCGCGCAGGCTATCGTTCATCTCCTCGCACCGACGGTTCTGTTCCTCGACCGCAGCCAGCCGATCAGACAGGCGTGACACTTCCTCCCGCAGCATCTGGATGACCTGCTGGGTAGCAGCGTCTGTCGTGCTGTTGATGCGGCCTTCGCGGTTGTCAGCCAGCACCTTGCGGTACATGGCATAGGCACCGGCAACAGCAGCACCAGCACCAACGCCAAGGTTAGTCAGCCAATCATTCACCTGACACCTCGTCTGCTGGCAATGGTTCGTTGCCCTCGGCAAGCCACTTTAGATAGGCTTGGTAATCCGTGTTGGCTGGGTCGAATGGAATGCAAGCGCCATCTGTTAAGCGGCTTACACATTCCGCTGGTTGCTTTGTTATTGGATGGTTTAACTTTTTATACATTGTCATAGCTCCGCAGACGCAGGTACAGAAAAGTTCATAGAGGTAGTGTTAGTAACAAAAGCGACAGACCTAGTGCCGATAAAATCTGTTCCAGTCGGGGCTGCAAGCGCCCCCTGCGGACTATTAACGTATGTACCCAAAGTAGGGGCAGCTCTTTTGTCTGTTTTGAAATATGCAGTTGCTACTGTAAATCCACCAGCAGTACCCATCAGTGATTTCAAATCCAACACTTCGTAATACCGCTGGCACATCGCCAACTCACGCCCATAATCTCTGCGCTCAAATGGTGTTGCTACTGAGCCAGCTTCTAGTTGTACGCCAGTGATGTAGAAGGTGGCTCCGTTGGTTGCCATTAGGTTGACTGCGCCCGTGGCTGACAACAAAAAACTACCAGCCCATGCTCCGGCTGTGCCGCTATAAGTAGAGCCGACACCCAACCCAAAAGTGACCAAGATGCCTTTTGCGTTATTTGTTGCCCACGTTCCAGTTGTGTCACCAACAACAGTGACAGATTTTTGTTCCCATGTGTCTGCGGATGAAATCGTGTACGTAAAAGGATAAGACCTGTCGGAGTCGTTTGTGAAGGAACCGCCAAAAGTCCCAGTCAAACTTGAGCGAACCCAAAACGACAGAGTTACCGGCTTTGCAGATGCAGTTCCCCACCCGAGGTCAGCAATGTTGAATCCTTCGATGCGTGTTTGAACATCTATAAATTGCGTGGCTCCCAGACTTGTGTCTGTGCTAGTCACGGTAACTTTTAACGAGTTGTTGAAACCAGAAGGGGCATCCGTTACTTGTTGAATAGTTGCAGCGCCGTCCGTAGTCTCCACAGAGTTCCATCTATCGAGATAATAAGTACGAGTCCCTGCAATAGTGCTACTCGCCCCGTTATTCCGCTGGTCGATCCTACAGTCACCGTTAATGATGCGGTTACGGAAACCAAGTGAGCCACCGCTGTCATAGCTGGTGGCAAGTTCTGCTAGTTCTCTGGATCGTGGCATTATTTGGCCTCCAATGCGGCTTGCTGTGCTTGATACGCAGCGATCACTTCAGGAGTCCATGCCACTTGCGCGATGGCGACCACATTTGCTGGCTGACCAGCAAGGTCTTGCCCCGGTGTCAGGCTTGTGCGGTGGTAAGTCTGTGTCAGCACCTTGCCGTCTTCAATGATCCTAGTGGCTTCGCGATACAGCACAATACCGTTCTCTGTTACGGTGATTTGGTCTACAACCGTTTCTTTGGTAATTGCCATTTCTGTTTCCTTTCAGAGTCCATCTACACTAGTCCGGTGTAGATAATTAGGTTGTTGTTATGTACATAAGATTTCCATACGTCAGCAATTGCGACCGCATATTTGACCCAACAATGGTGACGCCCCAGTCAAGTTGTCTAAGAACAAAGTAAGTCTGTCCACTTGGCTGCCAAGCGTAAATTGGAACGCTATTTCCTAATGTAGTCCACAACATGAACGCCCCAGCACAACCTTCATGTTGAGTAGTAAAAGGCAACCCTCGAATATAAATTGCGTTTCCCGCTGTCCAAGTTGGGGTTGAATCATAATAAGCAGAAAAGTTTATATACACCCACTTCCCGATTTTTACGTATCGGCAATTTACTCCATAGGCGTTTCCGCCAGAAGTGTTGTCTGCAAAAAAGATGGTTGTGCTTCCTTCCTCATAATCATCTAGCGTGTTTTCGTTAGATGATGCAGATTGCGTAGCAGGGAAGGTGATGCCTGTGCCGTTTGCAGTTGTGTCACCACCAGACAAAATCAAAGTCTTTGCCGTGGCACTAAAACGCGCTGTCTCGCTGCCATTCGTCCAGAAGGTCATGGGGAGGTAGGTGCCGGTTCCTGTGATGCCGGAACGAACGGAAACCTCGCCGCCGCCGCCAGAAAGCGCTTCAAGAATTGATGCGTTAGTTGGGTCTGAGTTGTTGTATAAGCGAATGTTTCCTTGTTGCGCTGTTCCGTTTGGGATAACACCCAGAGAGGAATTAGAGTTAGCCGTACTCGTCTGGAACAACACACGGTTAGCAATCGTCGCATTGCTGAAGTCGCCAGTGATGCGCCGTGCGTTGCCGTCGAATACCAAGTTCGCTTGCAGATTCAGCGCACCCGTCATTGTGTCGCCGGTCTTGGCGACAGCGTTTGCCACGTTGAACACAGCGAAGGCGATTACCATCAGCTCGTCGTTCAGCGCGGCAGCAGAAGTCAGCACAACGCTGGTGCCGTTGGTCGCGGTGTAGTCATCACCCGGACGCAGCGTCACGCCGTTCAACGATACGCTGATGCTGTTGGCGACATAGGAGAGAGTCGCGCCATTGGCATCTGTGCCGGAGAAAGTAGTCTGGCCTGAGGTGGCGACATACTCATAGGTCACCATCAGCGACTGCTGGGCAGCAGAAGCCTCCAGCCACTGAGCGCCGTCGTAGACTTTCATGCCCACAGGCGTGGTCGTGCGGTAGTACAACGCACCTGTCAGCAGTGCGTTGCCGTCATTGTCCACCGTCGGGTTACTAGACTTCGCACCAAGGTAGCGATCATCAAAGTTATCCAACGCAGCCGCAGCAGCCGCAGCAGATGTCGCTGCATTTGTTTCACTTGTGGCCGCAGCAGTGGCGCTGTTCGATGCGTTTGTTGCACTTGTGCTGGCATTGCTGGCAGACGTGCTGGCAGCTGTTGCTGAGTTCGATGCGTTGGTCGCCGACGTACTAGCTGCACTCGCGCTGTTGGATGCGTTCGTCGCCGAGGTTGCTGCGTTGCTGGCGCTGGTCGATGCCGAGCTGGCCGAGTTGGATGCGTTCGTCGCACTGGTCGAAGCATTCGACGCAGAGGTCGAAGCATTGCTGGCTTGAGTCGTAGCTGTGCTGGCAGAGCTACTGGCGCTTGAGGCCGAGGTGGATGCCGAAGAAGCTGAGGATGCAGCCGCTGTAGCACTGTTAGCAGCGTTAGTAGCATACGTCTGCGCGTTCATTACTTCAGTTGCAGTAATCGATGCAACAGGATCACCTGTCGTCGCATCGAATGAAAGCACTTTGCCAACACGCGATGACTTTGCAGGCAGTGTCATGTTGATGTCTGTCGGGTCATAGACCGGAGCCTTTAGACCACGCAGCGCCAACTCATATGTCTGCTGATTGAAGATCGTCTGAGCATCTAACTCTTCGTTCAGCGAGTTAGCCAGCAAGTCGCCACCAGTCACGAAGTCAGTAGACCGGGCAATACCACGGTCCCCAACGATGGTGATGTTACTTGTGCCTGCGGTAGTTACCAGCGTAACCGAGCCAGTGCCATCGACATTAAGACTGACGGTATAGTCAGTCGTTAGTGTCAGCAACGTGGAGCCACGATAGACAGCAATGTCTGTCTGCGCGAGAACCTCGAAGGTAAACTGATACGGTCCTGTACCATTAGGCGCATAGACAACTCTACGCAGTACATCAGAAATATCGATTGCCATATTGTTACCTCTTAGTCCTCAAGCCTTAAACGGGTTGCGAGATCGGGGTCCTTCATCTTCAGCTTCTCCAGTGCCATCCTGTCAAAGACAGAAGCGATTGCCTGCAAAGAATCAGCCTTTTGCTCTTTGTCCATCAGAGCGTACTCTGGTGAACGAATCTTATTGACCATCATCGAATACATTGTGGCACCGGGATCGTACCCATCCCCAGTTGCGCTCTTCTCTCCCGGACCCCGGCCAGAAGCATCAATCTCCATCGCCGTTTTCAGAAGAAAATTATATTGCTCGGCGTTAAAAATAACACCACCTTTTTTCTTTTCTGGCATTTTTATGCCAGCCTCCAGCCGCTGCAATTCCTTGCCAACTTGGCTATATTGCTGGCTGTAGGTTTTCCACGGGGTGAATAGCTCATATGCCGAGCCATTGCCCTGTGGGACAGTCTCAGCCCAGCGGTTAAGCTTTGGTGGCATATCCTTAGAGAAGAACGGATTACGCGCCTTGGCCTTCTGTAGCGCCTCGTAGAAGCCTCTGAGCGGTGCTGGCAGACGGGTAGGGTCTTCGTTGAACATACCCTTGGCTGGCAGCATAGTGCTGGAGCCATCAGGCATGATCCACCGCTCTGTGGCCGCAAAGCCAGACGAGACAGTTGGGAAGACATTCAGGCCAGCAGACACAGCTTTCTCTGATGCAACTTCGACAACCCTAGCCAGCTTATCTTTCATCTCACGCTGCTGCGGTCCAAAGGCCTTAGAGATGTCAGCAATGCCTTCCACCATCGGCAGGCTAGTCATGAACTCAGCCACGCTCAAAGTCATAGCTAAAGCCAAGCCTTCCAACACCGAGTTGTCTTCTTCGTGCTGGGCGTAGTAGGCAAAGTCAGCCGCCATCGCAATGACACCAGCCTCCGGTCCTAGCTGGTTGTAGCTGTAGCCAGTCCAGTTGCCATCAGCATCCTTGAAGTTGATGGTGTACGGCATGATGCCCATTGCTTGCAAATTCTGTTGAGCTGCAAGATCACTAGGGCCAGCACCAGTAATGACCATGTTGTCGCCAAAGCCGCCCATAGCGCCCCAAGCAATCATGCCCATTGTGGACGAGCCAAGCGCAACCTTGGACAAAGCCAGATCAGCTTCAGGACCACCAGCTTTCAACGTCTGGTAAAACTTAGGATTGACGAACTGTGCCGGGCTACGCTCTAGTGTTTGCAGGATGACATTGCTGGGTGTCTTGTAGAACGGGACGATCAGCTTGACAGCCGGATGGTTGAAAAACGGCTCCATCTTTGCAAGGAAGTCAGGCAGATCGCCTTGGAATACCATCTCCTTTGCGCCTTCACGAACATCCGCAATGATGTTCTCTGGCGGGTTCTGCATTATTTCTGCATACCGCTTTGAGGCAGCAGCACGAGCAAACTCTTTAGTCTGTTTCTGCTCAAGTAGGTCATCGTACAGCTTCATGCTGTCGCGCTTTGCCACCTTACGCAGCAAGTGCTGGGAAGCCACCGACTTAAATACCTCGTCCTCTGTCACCAAGAATCTGCCCGGCAACCGATAGTAGTTACCCAATACATCGACAGCACGGCCACCAAGACTGTTCTCGGGAATACTGAAGTTCTTTGCGGTAATTGCTTTGCGGGTATTCAACTCCAATTTATTGACGGTACTGACAGGCTCACCACGGGCAAATACCTTGCCGCCAATCAAGAACGAGTCACGCATGATTTCAGGCAGATCAGACAACGAAGCAAATGCCTCGCTGGAATACACCCGATCCTTTGATCCTGTAATTGCAGTCCTTGCCTTCCCAATGACACCAGCCAATGCTGTTTCAGGAACGTCAGCGACCAATCGAATAAAATTCGATGTGACGTTGACCATGTGGGTAACTGGGCTACTCAGGATGGAGTTGATATAAATCTCCATCAAGGCATCGACAGTTTTGGCACCAATGCTCTTCTTAATAAACCGTGCCTGCTGGGCAGGATTGTCCAGACTCTCATACAGCCGGATGGCAACATCAATGTTCTTGCCGCCACCAAAGTCTCTGGCGATCTGCTGAATCTTCTGTGAGCGACCAGCAATCGATGCCATGTCAATGCCAGTGGTCTGTGCCAATTGACTGACCGTATACATGGTTCTGGCGCTCTCACTTGCCACACCAGATACTGAGGCCAGCATATCGGCTTCAGCGTTGACAACCTTCAGCCATGCAGCCTTGTCGGCATCTGTGCCAGTCTGGATAGCCTTCTTGCCCAAAGCACGGGCTTCGTTGTTCAGCGCAACCGATGAGATGAAGCCAGCTAAAAAGTCTTCCGCATTGAAGACCTCGCCCTCTTTGCGGTTCAGAAACATCTTAACGATGTCGTCCATGCCACGGGCTTCAGCCGCAGCCATCAACGCATCCATGTTCAGTGTGCCACGACGGGCAGACTCAATCAGATCAGGGTTAGCGTTCTTGATCGCATTCAGATACTCAAGGCTATCCCTTGCATCGCCAGTGGCATCGTCGATCAGACGGACAATGTTGATGCCCTTGCCCTTCTGAGCGCCAAGGCCATCCAGAAACGACTGCATACCGGCTTCAGTCTCCGGCATAATTGTGATGGTATTACCACGGACTTTTGGCTCAACCGGCTCATCAATCATCACGCTGCGCTGTTCAGCAGCTTTGGTGGCATTCTTGACGCGCTTAATAACCTTGGGGACAGCCTGAACAGCTTCCTCTACTGTGGTAGCCGCCTTCTTTGGCAGCATCTTCTTAGCGCCTTTGATAACAAGCCCACCGACTTTCTCACCAATACCAGCAAGCGGCTCGTACTCAGGGAACTCTTCTGGCGCAACACCTGTCTGGACAGCAACTTCCTGCTCAACTTCCTGAACATCAATTGGGGACGCATCCGGTACTGGGATAGTCTCAGCAGCAACAGATGTCGTCATCTGATCCAGCTTGTTCTCAATGCCTTGTTGGATAGCCATTTACTTTCTACCTTCAGTGCTGGTTGCTTTACGGACAAACGTAATGCCTTTGCCGCCATCACTTACGCGCTCAAATTCTGTTTGAAGAACTCGTGCCGCCAAACTCTTTACCTTCTTTAGATCAGCTTCTTTTGCAAAGGTAATTGACTCAATTGATCTCGGAGCCACAACGTCTGCCTTATATTCTCGACCAGCCAAGTTTCCTGTCATTGGCTTTTTGCTTTCTTCACCACTGACAGAGTTTGGCCTAAACTTGACAGTAACACCTTTATTTACGCCTTGACCAAGCGCAATGTCAGCATTGTCTGTGACAAATACATTGGCATAAGAAAACTGGCCGTCTTGTCTCAACAAGTCAGTCAACCCATCAACATTAGTTTCACGATACAAAGGTTTGTTTTCAGCAATTACTTTGGGTTTAATATTTGCTGGCCCAACTGGAAATCGCTCAATTGAATCAACCCGTGGCAATGCAAATTGTGTAATGCCAGTTTTTTCTGCATACTTCGCAAGCATTTCGCCAGCAGCCGGAGCTAGTGATTTGGCTACTTTCTTGCCGCCTTTATAAGCCAAGCCTGCTGCCGGAGCCAAGTTAATTAGTTCAGCCGACTCCATTGTTGGGCTTAACGTCTGGCCGCTGCCAGTCACCGGCGGGAAGCCTTCAGCAATGTTGACCAGCACTTTACCCAAGTCACCAACGGTCAAGTCCTTCAGCGTCAGTGTGCCAATGCCGGGCAAGCCCAGCACATCAAAGTCAATCTTCTCAGCACCAGACTGGATCAGCTGACCCACGCTCTTTAGTGCGCTCATGGCCCCAGTAGGCTGGATTGCCTTGGCCTCACCCAGATCAAGCTGACCTTGCTTTGGCGACACTGGTGGCTTCACAGCCTTCTTCGCAGGCTTTGGCAAGCTGCCAGTAACCACGACTTCAGGCAATGACGGTGCAGCAGCAGGCGCAGGCGTTTCTTCCATCGCCACTTCTGCTTCAGGCAGGTAGTAACGCATCACGCCATCAGCATCCAACCGCATATCAAGCGGCTGGTCGCCAGACTTCATGATCTTGGCTTTTAGATATTCTTGATCGAAATCCATTATTTGCCCTTCAGCGAATCAAGATCATTGATATACAAGCGCAAGTCTTGCGGGGCAAGCTTCGTCGTCAGGTCACTCTTCTGCCCAGAAATACTCAATTGAATTTGAGCGCGAATAGCATCATCAGTATATGTCTTACCTTTAGGCAAGTAAGTATTGCGGAACGAATCAACCCTTGATCGAGCGCCATTAACAACCTTTGCCTCTTTGTCTTTGACCGCATCTTTGAGAAGGGTATCCATTTCCTGCATTGCATTCCACGGCTTCTGGTCTTTTGAGCCGACAGTAGAGCGCCACTTGTTGTAACGATCACTGTATTCAGTAGAGACGGCAATGTAGGCGTTTTGTGCCTCAATGTCAGAAGCAGTCTTGTTGACAGCATCGGCAATTGCTTTTGTATATTTAAGCTTGTTCCTAGCCTTTTCATCAGCAAGTTGGTTTTCTTTGTCCATCGCTGTCAAAGCGTAACCAAAGTATTGCTCTTGAGAATTAAGCGTCAGGTTGCTGCCTAATCGCAACACCATGTCTGTATTCAGTGTGCCATTCGCTCTGGCAATCTGTAGCTGACGAATTGTGCCGCCATCATCTTGGGTACGACCAGCAGCAAATGCTTTAGTAATGTCAGTCCACTTGAGGGAATCAAGCGTTTTTAGTTCAGCAAGCGCAACCTTAACTTCTGGGGAATTTCTAGGCTTCCCAAAGATTATTTGTATTTTTTCTCTTACCGCATCTTTACGAGCGTCTTCTACACGACGGTCTTCGCTGGCAAGGAATGAGTTACGCGCAGTGATTTCCTCACGCAGATGTTTCTGAAGTTCAACCTTGGTAGCCAGATCAGCAGACTGGAAGATGTAGTTGATCGACTTAGAGTTGTCGCCAGTAGCAGCCTGACCAAGCACCAGACTCTTCTGCTGGTCCGGTGTCATCTTTGTTTGTACAAAGTCAGAGATAAACTGCTTATAAACGACCATCAGGCCATCTGATGCAGCTTTGGTAATCTCAGGGGAATTGACAGCCGCAGCCGTACTCTTAAACTCTTTAGCTTTCCCAGCCAAGAACTCAGAGATGCCTGCTGCACTTACACCCGGATCACCAGCATCATAGGCCAGAAATTTTTCACGCAAGCCTTCAGCAACTTCAATGACCGCCCGAGATGAAGTCAACTTATCAATCTCACGGCTTTTGGTAATTAAGTTATAACGCGCATTGAATCCAGCATTGAACTCTTCGCGGACCGACTTCTTCTCTTCGTCGTTCAGGTAGTTCCACTCGGCCTGCAAGTCAATCGGCACCTCATTGCCAGCAACATTGACCTTGATATTGAATTGTCCACTTTCCAGTGCTTTCTGAACAATCTGTGGATTATCCAAAGCAGCAGGCGAGTTGACAGCATTCTTGATTCTTGCGGTAACAGCAGCCCGGAATGCTTTATTTGCAGGCGTAAAAAATGTATTTTCATCACCATGCTTTGCGGCAAACATGGCAGGGTCTCTTAATACAACAGACTCAATCTGCTTCATGTCAACAGACGCACCGCTTCCAATTAGCTTGCTGATTTGAAAATCAATCTGGTCTGGGAACGTATCAATATATTGCTTCAATACAATTTCATCAGTCGTCTTAGTGCGTCTTGCCGTCATCTGCACGGCTTTCTCGTACACAGACGATCCGCGCATAGCCACATTGGCTTTGAACTTTAAGCCGACTTCTGGACTCATAGACGCAACGACAGGCATAGCACCATCAATTGCATCACGCACCGTAGCCACAGCCTGTTGCTCGGTAATCTCGCCTAGCTCAAGCTTTTTCTTTAACAGGTCAAACTGGTTCTCAAGCCGGACCGTCAACTCGGAACTTAGCTGAGATGCCTGCGCTGCCATGTAGGTTTCTTTGAAAACCTTACCCTGACCTTTGAAGTACTTGTCTAGCTCTTTAGGATCGCGGCGAATGTCACGCCATTGTTCTGGGGTCAGCGGCCTTTCAATCGCATACTCTGCTGCCTTACGGCGAACATCTTCCTCTTGCGCTTTAAGCAAGGACTGCGACATCCGATCAAGTGCATCACCAATGTTGCCGCCAGCTCTGGCAGTGACTGCTAAGTCTTCAAAACGCAAAGAAGGAACGTCAGCAAGTGCTGCACGTTGTACATTGGCGGCTTGTACTTTAGGTAATTCGGCCATGTCAAGATTCCATTCCGTAGCCAATGCTGCGCTCTTCAATCGGCGCAAACGGACTGCCACCGCCAGAGGAAGGTGTCATTAAATCTTTACCTGCCTTGAACGCAAAGACGGAACCAATCGCAGCATCGAACAATGCCGAGGTCATCGCTGCCTTACCAGCCGAGCGGTAGATGTCTGCCTGTACGCCAGAAGCCAGTTGTGCCTCTAGGCCAGCATTCAGTGATTGGATCGCGTTCTCGCGTGAAATATCAAAGTCACGGCTAGACTGCACACCTTGCTGGAATGCAACTTCTGCCGCAGAACCTTCTTGGCTTAGTACGCCACCAGCCGCTGCACGAGCGTTGACCGCAGCGTAGAAACGGCGCTGGTTCTTCAGAATGTCCAATGCCTGATTGTTGTAGTTCAGCGCAGTAATGCGGCCTTTCAAAGCCTCTCGTTCACCTTGCAGGCGAGTCTGCTCGGCCTGAAAGTTGTACATTTTCTGCTGCTGGATGCCACCATAAATCTTGGAGCCAGCGGCAACTGCGGCAAAAATATAAGGAATAGCCTGCATTATGTCCCCGCGTAAGTAGACACTTTATATTCAAGACCAAGCAATGTCATCTTCAGCGGCAAAGTCTGCGTGACATCGACGTATGCTTCTCTGGTGTAGCCAAGGATGCCCTCAAGTTCCTTGATGCCAGTATATGACGGTTCAGGTTGGTCAAGAATGTCTTCACCAAACTTCTTAAACGTCACCAGCTTGTCGTTGATAACAAAGTGCTGTGTCTCGTAAACAATCGCATTGACTTCAACAATGCGTTTCTTGAATGATGTTCTAACGCCAGCCGTTGTCTTCACCTCGACAGGCATGGTCTTGACGCGAGTGGTAAACGGCAAGCCAACCTCGTAGCTAGTTGCAGCTGGGCGTTCAAATGTCACCGCACCACTTGCCACCACCTCGTTCTCCAGCACAACGCCATCGGCTATGACATTAACAGTCTTGCCATTAAGCGGCAGGCCTGAAGCACCAGAACCAGCACCACCAGTCTTGTTACAATCGGTGAAAGTACCATCGGTAAACAGCTCAACAAAGTAACGATTCGTTCCACCAATAACTCGTTTCACAAGTACATAAATATCAGTTACATCTACGCCGACTTCTTCAAACGTCCCGTCGGTTGTAAACTCTGTGGCAGCAACAATCTGTTGGCTTCTTAGCACCGTGTAAGCCGCCATTGTGCCATCACTTACATTCGGTATCAGCAGCAAGTCACCTTCATCGGTAGACGTTGCTTTCCGCAAAGCAAGACGCTTTGGGTTCTTCATCAAGTGCGAAGATAACAGCGATACGCGCTGCGTTACATAAGTCGCTTCGGTATCCGTGTAGAGGAATTCGTTAAGCGATTTGCCTTGGCGCTGTAGGTAGATGGTACTGCCGTCAAGCTGCTGAACTCGGACACCTTCTTTTGCTCCGTTCTTACTTGCGCCTTTGACAAAGAAGTTGGTCGGCGTGATAGGGTCCAGACCAGACTGCGGCACATAGAACTCAGCACCAGTAGTAAACACTTGAAGATCACGAGCTGAAATAAGATCAACGATGGTATTAAGCTGGTTCGTGTCCAGAGTTGCCTCAAGCGCATCGTCTTCATATCCACTGTCCGGTCTAAAGTCGAAGAACAAACCTACCTTGCTGCCCCAGATCGTTGACACTCTGGACTTACTGCCGCCAAAGTACAACCGTCCTTCGTGGAAGGTGACGGTTCTCGGCCAGCCTTTAGTGCTAGACCAAACAGCTTCGTAGCCGCCTTCGACTTCCCATGAACCACTGGCAATGGCGTTTGTATCAAAGAAGGGAATCTCAGTAATTCCGCGTACCACCGTGCCAGAATCATAGGACGTTATCCTTAACCGTCCCTGCGGCGTAGCATTGATGTATTGCCCGACGCTGCCAGACGTAAACACCGAAGCGGATGCCGTAACCTTAACCGTCCCAGAAGTCTTATCAGGGGTAAGCGTCGCAGCAGGATTCGTAAAGGTCTGAGTAAATGCGTAAAACGGGATCGAATCAAAAGTGATCGTAGATATTGTCCAAGACGCATCATTGGCACCACGCACTAATTTAACTGGAGCAACGTCCGGGTGGACAATAATCATTGTATCTGCTGACTGCGTGTAGCAGATGGTGTTTAAACGAGAACCTGTCAAACCAACGCCACTGGTGCTTAGATAATCGTTGCCAGACGCATTGATGTTCGTAATCAGTACGCCATCCTTAAAGACAGCCATCTGGTTATTGGTAAAGCACAGCATATAGCTGTCTGTTACCGAAAACTCAAACGGAACTAGCCGTGCGCCAGACGAGGCATTAGCAATCTCTGCAATGTACTTTAAGCCTGAACGACGCTTTACACCGCCCTGTGGCTGCACAATAACATTCGTCAACTTCTCGCAGGCATTCTCGTATTGCTTTAAGTCAATACGCGCACGGAGCAACGGGTCAATCTCACCCGAAGTAAAGTTGGTCTGAATGTTGATGAAGCGTGTCATCAATACCTCACAGCAATTAGGCTGTAATCTTCAATCGACTGCGGTGGCTGGCCTTGGCCTTCAATGTTGGCAGCAATCCGGAAGTAGCCACCACGGCCATTCTCAGACGGAGCGCCAACCGCAACACCTTGCCAATACTGTGCCTTGCTGGCCTGATCGGTCAGCGGCTCTGCCAAGTGCCATGCCATCATGTACTTCAGCAACTGAACGAAGTACACCGGCATTTTGTTTTCAGGTACCGAGAACTGATAGTCAACAACTATTGTTGTCGAGTTAGTTAATAGCTTGTCTTCATAAAGCTCCCATTGCTGGAACGGGCGCTCACCGACAGCGGTGCTGGTAAATGCAGCACGGGGTGGGCCAATACGATCCGCAGGAAGCTGATAAGCGTACCGCCATTCATTGATTGGGGTAGTAAGAATCTGGGATAGTGAGACTTTTTTAAATGAAAAGGCCCACGGATACTGCTGTAGCAGTGAATCGCGGACGTTGGGATAGATACGGTCGCAAATGTTGGCTGCGTCTGTACCTTCACTGAACGACGAAATAGGTTTTGCTCCGATCAGCAGTAACGCATCAGAACAGATTCGAATTGATGTATCGCCTGCTGCCATGTAAACCTCTTAATGTGAGAAGGGGCCGATCCCTTAAAAGAGACCAGCCCCCGACACTTCAATGATGACGACTTAATCGCCGTCGGTAGCCGACAGCGTGGTGCCGTCGGTTACGTCAACAACGCCGCTTGCGTTGGAAACGACATACACCAGAGTGACGACGGCGGTCGTGCCGGTCGAAGTCACGCAGTGAATGATGTCGCCCACTTCAAGGGTGCTTGATAGTGAGTTGAAATACCCAGATGTATTGACATCCGCAATTGCATCGGTTGTCTTGTAAGCATACATCGAAGGCGCATTGCCACGCTTTGACGTGGAGTAGGCAGTAAAGCCAGTTGCTGAAAATGCCATGATTACTCTCCTTTACGCGCCGTTTTCATCGCAAGTGATTTCCACGATGCCTTCAGCGTCGATAGCCACAGCACCAGCCGAGAACATCGAAGCAACCAGATACGAAGTCTTCTCTGGGATGTAATCGATGCGAGTGGTCAGGCCCATGCCTTCAGCCATACCAACTGCTTGCTTGTGGAACGCATAGACCTTGCGATCACCCGACGAAATTGCAAGACCACCTTCGTCGCGGTCGCCAATGGTGATGAACTTGAAGCCTAGATAGGTATCAAGCTGACCAGCCACCAGTGCTTTGACGGTGTTGAAGTCAGACGATTTCACTTCTGTCTCGTCCAGCAACGACGCGAGGTTGTTGGCATGGATAACGATAAAGCGATCAGTCGGTGGGACGTTCTTGGCATCCAACTGCTTCTTAGCCGACAGCAGCTTGTCCAGATTCAGGTTGGTGTTTGCACCACCCACGCTGGAAGCAACGGTCAAGCCAGTGCTGGAGTTTGTCAGAGCATCGATGATAAGCTGGTCTTGACGACGAGCAATTGACTTCGACACAACTTGAACGAGTTCTTGACGCTCGTCAAAGTTGATCTTAGCTTGGTTGAAAATGTCCGAATACTCAGCAGCGATGTAGTCGCTGAGAGTAACTGTTACCTGCGAGTAAGTAACATTCAGCGGAGTAACATCAGTTTGCGGAACGCGAACTGTTGCAACGCCCTTGCCGATTTTCGGGAACTTGTGGGTTGCAGCCTCTACACCTGTACGAAGACGAACCGTGTTACGCAGGACCGACTCAGCTTGATAAGCCTGCTTAACTTCGGCATCGAACAGGGTAACAAAGGCATTAGATACTGAGATTGCCATATTATTACCTCGTCAAAAAGTTAAAAAAACACTCTTTGCCTTGGTTATCCAGATTTACTGGGCCGCGACTTGCGTTTACGCCACGCCGATGCGGGAAGGTTCACCTCCATAAAGGGCCACGAGGGTTGTCCTTGTGACAAGCTTATACACTACATTTTTGGAAATTGCAAATAAAAAACCCCGCCGAAGCGGGGAAATCTCCACGAAGGAAGAGGTTAGCTGCCAAACGCCTGCTGAAAAAGCTTTTCGACTTTGCGCCGATATTGTGGATCGGTCTTGTACTCTGGGCGACCTACCATCTCGTAGAGTTCGTCCTTGCTAGGCGCACCCTCAAGAGGAACGGATTCTACAGGAACCCGGCCTTCATAAGCCTCACGAAGTTTTGTCAAAGCGTTAAGACCTTTGGCTGTGCCGCCCCAGACCTTAAACTCTTCGAAGTCGTCCGCAGACCAAATACCCTTTTGCACCAGCCCTCTTGCCCACTGGGCATGGCCTTGGATGATGGCATCGGCTTTAGGACCCAGTAATGCCCGTTCCCGCTCGGCACTTTGCTGGGTCATCTCGGACTGAGCGCCCATGATCTCGCCAAACTGACTTGCCATTTCGTCAAATGCTTCTTGGCTTAGACCGTATTTTGAAGCCCAGCCCACATAAGCACTTGCCAAAGGATCATCGGAGATGTCTTCGCCCAGCACGGAAGTATCGTATTTACCGCCTTCAGGAGCCTTGTGCTTTCCTGCACGAAACTTTTTCTCCAGTTCCGAGTAGGATTTTGCCAGCCCTTCGAGGTCGGGTTCGTTCTTGTCTTTGACCCAGAACTTCTCGGGCCAATAGTCTGGCCGCTCTAGCGGATCGTCATCGATCTCAGCGGACAGGTTTTGGGATGTTGGTTGGTCAATATGTGGAACACTTACACCAGCCTCCGGGGTTGTCGCCTCGTCAGCGGAATCAATCGATTCACCAGCGAGAAGGCCACCAGTATCTGCTGTGTCTGTCATTGCAGGGCTCTCCTTATTCGAGCTTCAAGATCGCGGATAACGGCGTTCTGGCCTTCGCGCCAGTAGCCATAACTGTTATCCGCACCGGGTTGCCACGATGGATTCTCAAGGTAAGCCCCTCGCATCCATTGCAGCAATTTTTTACCGTCCTCAGTGCCAAACACGCGCTGCACTAAGCGGTCTAGTTCTTCTCTTTTTGATATAACTTCAGCCGCATCGACTGTAGGAATTGCTTCTAAATCATCCCACCCAGCCATAACTCTCCCTATTTTGTTGGCAAACTAAACTTCTCCGTGGAATCAGCAAAGGGAGATTTGTTCTGTTTGACTCTCCCTGCCGCATAATCAACCGCCTTGTCGATGATCGATGGCGGTATGTTCTTCATAAAGTCAGGTGAATCAACATTGCTTTTACGCAAGTAATCCAACTCTTGTTTGGTTAGTGTTGGGACGATCAACGGGATCAGCGTTTCCTTGCCGTTTAAGCCTACGCCAATGCTAACCTCGGTCATCACATTGCCGTCTGGGCGTGGGATTTCACCAAAGAATCCTTTGCCCTTTGGGCTACCGTCTGGTCGCTTGCCGTAGTCCATTACATCACCCCCTCTTCCATTTCACCTGACGCTTGCTCTACTACTTGCGTTGCACCGGCTGGCACCATACCTTGCTGTTCAGCCATTGCTGCGGCGATCTGTGCCTGCTGCGCCATTGCCTGCTGACGTTCAATCGAACTCATCCGCAGTGTGGCAGGTACACCTAGCTTGTCACCGATGTAATCGACTGTCTCACCGTTGTTCAATGCCATCTGGCCTTCAGGACCAAACGCTTCGGCAAGCTGCTTGAACTGCATAATGTTGCTGATCTCTTCCATGTTCTGTGCCATTGCCAGCGGAGCTACTGGCGACACCTTGACCTGCATACCGTTGACCTTTAACGGCATTACGATCAAACCTTTTTCATCCATCACCTCAAGGATTTTGGATACCAAAGGAATCATGGTTTCGTTAATCAAGCGTCCGAAGGCAGAGCCAAGGTTTTGCGACAGCTCTTTCATGCGCTCAACGACTTCGGTGGCCGACCGTGCCGACATATTGTCTGGTGGCAACGACTCATCTAGCAGGGTACGCTTGATGCTTTGACGCAGATCATTGATAACGATCTGGCTAACATTGAAATCCCCAGCACGGGGCAATGCTTTGAGAGACTCGCCTTGCGGACCACCGTTTCTCGCCACAGGTATAACCGCACCGGGGATAATTTTCACTGTCTGCGGATTCAACACGCCATCATCTGCTGCTGTGTACACACCACTGATTGCTAGCGATGCGTTCTTTAGCAGGAGTTCCAGTGTTTTGTTCAGTGTCTTGATGTCAGGCAGCGCGGTAATCGCAGGACCACGACCATAGATTTCACCAGCTACCTTCATGTAACGGCTAACGACCCACGGGCTACGCTTTAGCAGACGCTCATAAATCTTCTGCTTTGATTGCTCATGGATCACGCAGTAGTGGTATTCGCCACGGCGATAGTCGTAGATGGTAGCTTCAACAAAGTCGAAATCATCAGTCGGCTTGTCTTGAATCATCCGGGCAAGGTCACCTGTAACTTTAGCGCCCTTCCATTGCTGGAAGACTGCCTCGCCTTTGATACGCATCATGCGGTAAACATTGTCTACCTGACCGTTCGCACCTTCCTCGTAGCTCACCAAGAACTGTGGCACAGGGGTAAAGTTGATCGGATTGTCATCATCGCCCGGCTGCACCATCATGACAGCGGTACCGATGGACAGGTCCAGCAAGAACTCGCCAATGACCATATCGAAGTTCGACTGCTTTAGGGCAGCGAACATCTTCTCTGTGTACTGGTCGAGTGCAACCTGCGCTTCGTAGCGACGATCATCTGGAATATCAGGACCCGGCTCTAGGCGGCACCACTTGCGCTGTGGCGGGAAGACACCAGACTGCATCCGGTTCGCAAACCGTTGGATGGAGTTGATTGCGGTCGAGTCAAACACCCGTGCCATCTTTTTTTGGCCGGGGCTTTTGCCCTCGTATTCCCCACCGTAGAGGTTACGCTGGGGTAAGCAGAATTCGTAAGCGTCTTCGTACAAATCGCGGAACAATTCTTTCTTTGCCCGTGCGGTCTTGTGACGCTTGATGATCTCTTCAACTGAGTAAGCCATTATTTTTTACTCGCTTCGTATCGTTTCAATAAAGCCCTGCCTTTTGCTGCCAGTTTTGCTGCGGCAGAACGGTCGCTTGGCACTGGTTCGCCCCATGCTTTTGCTGACAACGCCAATCTAGTTGGCTCTCCGCTGGGCTTCTTCATCGGGCCAGACGGATTGGTAAAGAATCTCGTCAAGAACGACCCCTTACGCCGCATCTTTTCTGGCGTATCGGCTGCGCCTTTGACACCCGGCTTTAGGTTTGCGCCTTCTTTACGCTTGAAGTGCGCTCGGCCTGCGGCTGTCAAACCACCTTCAGGGTCCTTCAGCTTACTCATGTCGTCCCGTCAGTCCTTAAGATCACCCAGCAATCAATATCCGTGCTTCCATTACCAGAAGTAATCGATGGCTTAATAAACCGTGGCTCTGTTAGCAAAGTTTCTATCGAGTCAGCCGTCAGGATCATTGATCCAACGTCATGTTTCTTAGTAACAGCAAAGTTTGTACCGCTGTTCGAGCCGAGGATATTGAGGTTTGCGCTACCAGAAAAGCTACCGAAGCCATGAATTGTGATGTGGTGGAATTCATCGACCTGAAGCGCGGCACCATCGTCGTTTTGCAGAAGACCTTCCCACTTGTAAATCCTTGCGTGTCTATCGCCAGACACGAACTGCAATGCTCTAGTCGCCATTTTCTTCTTCCTCGTCTACTTTCGCAGCCCGCATCATGTCTTCTTTGTTGGGCTTCTTCCTGCCGTTTTCTTTGGCAATAATCTGCGCCACTTTCTTTTGCAGGGCTGACGGTTTCTTCATCTCTTCTTCGTCGTCATCGCCCATTTCAAGTTCAATCTTTAGCATCTTATTTCCCTTTAGCGGCTCTCATGTTGTCCACGAGATTTGGGTACGGACGGCCAGCTTTCTTTGCCATCATCTGTGCTGCCTTCTTCTGCATAGGAGAAAGCTTCTTTGGTTCGCCCAAGTCTTTAGGGCGTGGTTTATCCCAGACTTCTTTCATCACTTGCCTTTCTGCTTGTATCCAGCTTCGGACATAGCAATCGCCACAGCCTGATCGCGTGACTTAACCTTTTGTCCGCTCGATGATTTCAGCTTGCCAGCTTTGTACTCGCGCATCACCTTCGTGACTTTGTTCTTCATCTTGTCGGACTTTTCCATTACATTCCTCCGAGCGTTGTCATTTCACCGCCAAGGCCAGATTCCGCATTGACACGCTCTTGTGATAGTAATGCGCGAGAACCGCGACGACGACGCAAAGCAATCGCACGTTCTTCTGGTGGCGCTACTCTAGCAGCAGCAGAACCAGCAGCTTGAGCGCCTGCTGGCTGTGGCGCTGCGGCCTGTGCTGACATAGCTGCTTCAGCAGGTGCAGCCTTTTTCTTACCGCTTAAAGCCTGACCTGCTTTTACAAATACATTTCCAACGCCTTTTGCTACACCGCTCATGATTAGCTCCTTATTCCATTACAACCAATTGTGGTATACCCGCCTCTGCGTCCATGCGCTCGGCAGACAGCAATGCGCGTTGACCGCCACGCCGTCTAGCTCTGGCTTGCGCTTGCATCCGCATCGCTTCTTCTGTTTTCAGTTCAGCAATATCGTCTTCTTGTTTTTTAATCCGTGCCGACTCGCGCTCATTAGCTTGGCGCTGTAGTTCCATTTGTGCGCGGACAGCCCGATCTGAGCCACCGCCAAATAATCCGCTCATGTTTGCCTCACAATGCTCATCATGTAGAAATCAGCCTTATCGGTTCCATAGGCTTTTAAGATACCTTCTTGCTTAAATCCAATAGCATTCGCCCATTTAACCGCTGCTTCGTGGTCGCACCTTACTGTAATCTGTTGCCGGTGTAAACCGTAGGATATCGCGCATATATCCATAAATGCTCTGCCGCCACGGGTCATGAATATAGGATAGGCGCGTAGACGTTCATCTGGGATGAACCACATCTCGGCAACACCCGGCCAAAGTGGCACCATGCCGAACACGCCGACGGGTTGACCGTGGATCATGACGGTTGTGGCCTCGCCCATGTTGGCTTGAGCCGTTACCAGTTGCTCACGAGAAACGCTATCCCCAATACAGAGGATGTCTTTGTTGTTAGTATTTATGTAACTAACATGGTCTGGGGCGTAGGGCATAAAAATCGCCCCATTGGGGCGACGGACTTGCTCGTTTAAGTCGAAGGCAATCATGCGAAGACATCGAAGTCGCTGTTAGCGATGGTTTGTGCGGTGAAAGTTCCTGTAGGCAGGTGGGAATTCTTGGTCATTCTGCGGTGTTCGCCGCCACCTAGTAGCAAATACCCGAATGCGTCGCCAACGTGGGAGTGTTCATTCTTGTTGGGTGCATCTCGGAAGCGTTCTTGCCCTGCGCCGACTGAGATTCGCTTGAAATGGTAGCCACCGGCTAGGGATTTCCTAAGAAGTTTGCAGGATTTGTCCACACGCAGGCCGGGTTTACCGCCGATTAGGCGTTGCATGGGTGCGGCTGCGGCTTCCCGACGTACTTTGAAGTCGTTACTGGGGGTAGGTTGGGCTCGTAAACCCAGTGTTCGCAGGTGATCGAAGGCAGTGACTTCGTAGATAGCGTCACGTTGCATACCGGCGGGGTCGCCCCACACTAATACTTGGGCTTTTGGGTATCTAGCGTTCAGTTCACCCAGTAATTGCTGGCCGAAACGCTCAAGGCCCATGTCGAAGGTAACGATTTCGTGCAGGATATTCCATGTACCTGCGCCTGTTTTCTGTCCGATGACGGCGGCTGGGGTCAAACCGAAGTCGAGGCCAACGTGGATGGGCAGGCTGGAGTCGTAATCCAAGTCGGATGACATCATGTTGTCGTCGTACTCAGGCCAGACGGGTCTGCCTTCCTGCACATAAGTGTATTTACCTTCGGCGTAGCAGCGAATCCAGTCTAGGTTTTTTCCAAGGAGCATTTGCTGGTAGTAGCCTGCTGGTAGATTGCCGATGTTTTCAGCTTTGCTATTCTTTTTCCACCACCTTCCTGCACTATAGATGCAATCGTTAGCTTCAGGATTTTCTGGAAGTTCTGCAACATCTGCTTCTTCGACTCCACCGGGTTGTCTGAAGAACTCCCATTTAAACGCCCCACTCATTTTCTCCTTTTCTGCCAGTCTGAACCACCAATGGTCGTCATCCATTGGGTTGGTATCCATGATGATGCCGTGCCAAGTTGCCCCACCATCACGCTTAGTCGGATATCGTCCGACTCGGTGTGTTAGTCCATCGATGACGGCTTTGGGTAGTTCCCGTGCCTCGTTGACCCATGCACCTGTCAACTCCAACGACAGCAGCTTTCTGACATCCTTTGGCTGATCCAGTGCAAGGAAGATGACTTCGCAGTCGATTCCAGCGGCACCTTCTCTCGCAGGCAGTCGGATGTGGTGGGTAATCGGTGGTGTCCATAGCAGTGGCCCGAAGGTATTTTCTGGGAACAGGTCGAGCCATGTCTTGATGGTCGTTGTTTTCAGCATCGGGTAGCTGTTTCGGACAATCGCAAAGCGGCTGTACTTAATGCCGTCAATCGGAGAAGGCTTTTGCTGCACGGCCTTCATCATGATCTCAGCGCAGCAGGCGTATGACTTGCCGGAACCTACTGGCCCCATGACTCCACGAACGAATGCTTTGGATTGCAGGAACTTCCACACCATTGGGCTGGTGGAAAAGTCTAAGTTCAGCCCAGTTACGGGCATCTCTTTGGTACCTGCTTCTTTAGTTTTGCTCACGGACTTCCTCTGCGTCGATAATCTCAGGGGCTTTGACGTTAATGCCGATCACGCTCGGTTTATCGGAATCCTCGACCGTATCCAATAGGCCAGAGGCTTTGGCTAAGATGCGTAGCACACCCACTTTGTCGTACAGTTCGATGTCTAGTGTTCTGACGCACCCGCCTTCTTTGTCGTAGCGTTCGTTGACCTTGATGGACTTGATAGCTTGCAGGGCGTGTTCAGGGATGTCTTTGCTGGCTTTGACCTTAATGTTGCCGGTTTCATCCCACTCCATGATGTCGGTCAACTTGGTATTAGCGATGGTCAGCAGCGCATAGGCCACTGCTTCTCTGTTTTTAGCGATGGTGGTGGAGCCGCCTAATCGTTCTTGGATTCTGCGAACGCCGCCCCAGTTCTTAATCGATGGTATTTGTTTGCTTACGCTCATAGTCTTTTAGGGTGATCCTCGTCTTTCCGAGGTGTCCGTGTAGTCTCACCAGTATAGGGGCCGGTTCCACACTGCCGCTGTTAGCAGGGAAAAACAAACAAAAAAAACCTGCGCCACCTGCGGCTGGGCTAAACCCCGCTAGTCGCAGGGCATACTCCAAAATATCGGGTGGGGTACTCACTGTAACCCTTGACGACCTACTAATGATCGACACAGCTTTCCCCCGTATTTCAGAAACAGCTTTTCATACAGGATGACTCATAACAGCAGATTGAGCAACTGACGCACTTCTCTAGCGTACAGTAGTGTCGCCAGAAGCACTTCTCTAAAGTATCTGGCGGTGGCAGGCTTAGTGATATTGCTAACAGGTAGGTCATGTGGCTCCCCTTGGGGTTATAGGATGGGTACTCGCTCCATTACTGAACTTCTGCCGCGTGGGGGCATATGCCGAACAGTAAAATCCGCTTTCCCCCTGTCAATATATCAGAATGGGATTTCCTCATCCAGCGTGTCTTTCCTATCGCCGGGGGCATACCCATTGCCCTTATCTATACTATGCTGACTAGGTTCTGCTGGTACCATCTTCCCAAGCCTTACCGAAAAGAACACATCGCCAGTTTTCGTCTTCTTCTCCCACGCAGACAAATAAAACAACTGGCTGTTCAACTTTATCTTCCCAGACCAGTCCGGGCTATTCTCACCCTTCTTCTTATTCTTAAACAAATTCCCATTGTCATCCTGCAATTCATATGGCTTGTTACCGTAGTTCATATGGCTCTCCAAAGAGATTACTAAAAGTTATTTGCAGTATTCTGCTCATCCACTATACTTCATTTCGGGGCTATGACCCAGCCCTCCCGTAGGTAGCTTGCGACCAAGGGAATAAACGTGGCGAATAGGACGGTACTCCTTATTCATACCCCCGGATGGGATCAGGTAGAGAATATCGGGACACATAGTTCTTGCAGAGACTGACACCTCTGTTAGCCTAGATAAACAAGAGCAAGCATCCAGCAATGGATTCTACCCATAAAAAAATATGGGTTAGGTGTTCTATCGTCCACCCCGTGAGGTACCTAGCCTCAACCTCACCACTGCCGGGCCAGCACCCAGCCCAGAGGAACCGAGACTCCCCATTTTATATAATTAAAAGTTCTAAACCTCCCTCGGTTCCGGGCCGTCACGTTATAAACAAGGCAGTGGAACAAGGCCATCGCAGCAGTTTCTCGGCTGCCGCTCGGCAAAAACCAGCCTGCAAACGGCTAAAAAGCTGGGAAAAATTGAGCGGAGTACCCACGCCCACATACCTACGGTAAGGGGGGAGCATGGTCCTCTTTCGATACGGCATCGATAGCCTGCCGCCTAAATGCACTGATTCTATGTGGCGGCTCACGGCTAGTCCCTGCTACAGCAGCAAGGACAGCCCTCACGATGTCATCAAGTACAGGCACTGTCACCCCTGCCGCTGCTAACTCAGCAATGACTACCTCATCCTCAGGCGTTGCTAACCTGCTAAAGCCTGCCTGACGATTGAGAGATATCCATCTTGCTATATATGCTTTTGTTACTAGCTCCCCCTCATCCTTCCTGCTTGCCGTTATAGCAACCTCTTGGTGTGTCCCCATTTGTTCGGGATTGTTAAATTCTTCCTCCGCATCTTTTAACACTTTCCACTGATGCCCCGGCGGTTTCTCTTCGAAGGGTATGCGCTCAAGCAATTGCCTATCAGACAATGTTTCATCATAGATAACTCTGAGTATTTGCGCTGTCCTGCCCCATGAATGATTCTTAACCTTTTGCAAATAGCCGTAAGCGATAAGCTTCTTGATCTGCCTGCCTACTGCCTGCCGAGTTACTCCGTGGGTTGCGGCTAGGTTTTCATATCCCGGCCAGCAGAGGCCTGCCCTGTTCGCATAGCTGCATACGCTAACCAATACTCGCCATGCTGTAGCTCTCAGCCGCTTGTCACTCGCTGCCCTGATCGGCACTACTGAATACATTCTCCGATCAATCGGCTTCGCTTCCCTTATCCTCGGGGCTTCTGGTAACTCAAAGCTTTGCATTAGTTATCATCCTGCTAAGTTTATCTTCTGTACTCTCTCTGCTGCGGTAATATTCCCGTACTGCCGCCTCAACGATGCTTACTCTGCTTCGACGCTGATCTGCCGCAAGCTTGTCGAGCATCTCGCGTATCTCAGGACGCAACCTAAGTAATGTAGCCTTATGTGCCATTTGCGGAATCTATCACAATGCAGGCAATGATTAAAATATATTACTTGTCATTTGCCAAGCAATGCCTATACTCCGATCCGTAGCACTTGATAAACGTCAACCCTAAAAGGAAATGACATCATGGAAAACATAATCACAGAACAGTGCGGAGCCATCTGGATATATCAAGAAACCGGATTATCAGGTGCGCGCGCATATTGGCTATATCGTGCCAACTACTTAGACGATGGTGCGTACTCTGTTGCAAAACCGCACATTGTCGGGTTCTACGCTGCAAACCTGATCGAAGCTGCCAACGAATTAAGCAACTAAACAATCCGCCCCTTCGGGGCCTGTCTAAACCTAAAAGGAAACGACATCATGAAAGATTCAACAGCTCTCATCCTCTCGTCATTAGTATTTTTCATCCTCACCATCTTCGCTGTCATCATCTCGGCACCTGTTAGTGCCTGCGGAATTCTCTGCCTATGTGGCGCTGTATTGATGGGTGGCGGCTTCGTTGCCCTAAATCACGAACAATCGATAGTTTGATCGGGGGAACAAATGACACGCGAACAATTAACAAATTTATACATGGTCTGGGTCAATGATTTTCTGACTATCGGCGGCTTTGCTGATCATTTTGGTCTAACAGACAGCGAGGCTGAAATGCTTTTAGCCGTAGCCCGTAGCGCATACGAAAACCCTCACCCCGAAGCATAACGCTAACCCTGAAAGGAAATAGCAAATGAACAATATGAAAGTATTTAAAGATGTTTACGGCAGCATGAATCGTCAAGCTGACGGCAGACTATCAGGCCATGAGATGCGAATCTATGGCGTTCGCCGAGATGGTAAGTACACCGTCACTCACTTCTTCGGCAGCGGCAAGCGCATCAACAAAATCTACACGGTGGAGCAACTTACCGCCGAAATTGAGAAATTCTCTATCAACGCTTAAACCTAAAAGGAAATGCAAAATGGACAACAAATACAATGGCTGGACTAATTACGCGACTTGGCGCGTCAATCTGGAGATGATTGATGGCATGGAACCGAGCGACTTCGGCACCGGGCTAGATTCCTACGATCTAGGGCAAGCACTAAAAGATCATGCCGAATCATTGATCGATTGCACCACCAATGACGGACTCGCCAAAGATTACGCGCTGGCTTTCCTGAGTGAGGTTAATTGGCATGAAATCGCCGAGCATATGATCGAAGATTACTCGGAGGCATGATGAAACAAACTATTTTCGAAATGTTATTAGGTCTGATAGCTTTTCTGTACTTATGGGCCTTTCTCTTTGTCCTTATGTCGTTCTAATACAGGCCATATAAACCCTTTTCACCCGATCCGGTAGCTAACCCCTGCCGGATTACTTTCAGGGCTTCACAGCCCTTTTTTACCGCCCTATAAACCCTTTGGGAGCCATCATGCCTATTTGCCTAACCAAGCAACCCTCAATCCCTGTATCCCTTGCCATTGTTCAGGAAATAAACCCGGACATTACCGAGCAGGACGCTTACCAAGTATTGCATTTATTGCATTTATCAGAGCAACAGGGTTATTCAATCAATCATTCAATGATTGAACGCATCATCGAACGTGTCATCTTTCCATTTTAATAAGGGGTCTATCATGGTCGGAAAAGTTACACCTAACACAATGCTCTCAGCATCCCGCTTGCCCTCAATCATGGGGTATAGCAAATACCGCAGTCCTAATGACGAGCTACAAGCTGGCATAGAAGCTATAAACGGCATCGATTCAACATCAGCACAAAATGAAGCAATGCAGTGGGGCGACACGCTCGAGCGAATCATCATTGAAAAAGCAGCAGAGCGATTAGGCGTTACCGATCTGATAACGCATCACCCTGAACCACGCTTTCATCCTTTGCTGCCGCTGGCCTGTAGCATAGATGCTGTAGCAAATGGAAACGCAATAGTGGTTTCCAATGATCCAGACAAGGGAATCATGGTCATGGACGGCGACATCATGCAGCTAACAGGTGTCGGCATCATCGAAGCCAAGCTAACCTCAGTCGCCCCAGAACATACGCCAGCCCTGTACAGGGGACCAATCCAACTACAGGCACAGATGGATATCACAGGCGCTAAATGGGGCGCTCTGGCAGTCCTCTATCGCGGTACAGAGTTGCGGATTTTCCTTTTCAAACCGCACGAGCCTACCCTTCGGGCAATCGAAAAAGCTACGCTCGACTTCCAACGTAGACTTGACATCTGGAAAGCAGATATGCATATTGACTACTATCCACCTGTCAACAGTGACGATGCCAACAGGACATGGGGCGCAGGCGAAGATGCCACAGTCCACTTAGGTGGTGAGTTCGAAACGTGGGCGCGAGACATCTACGAAGCCAAGCAGGACATCAAGCAATGTGAAGAGATCATAGATGACAGAGAGAAACGTATCAAAGAAGCAATGCAAACAGCCACCAAAGCTGAGATCGGGAAGTACCAAGTAAGCTGGCCGATGCGCCACTACAAAGCAACAACAGAGAGAGTCATCCCCGCCAAAGAGGGTTACTCAATCCGGCAGTCAAGCCTAACCATCAAGGAGAAAAAACAATGAGCAACGTGACAGTTAGAAACGGCTTCCTGCCGACAACCTTTTCAGAAGCTAAGACCTTCGCAGGCGAATTAGCAGCATCCAATCTAGTCCCCAAAGCCTATGCAGGCAAGCCATTGGACATACTGGTGGCTATCCAATGGGGCAACGAGATTGGACTAGCACCCATGCAGGCATTGCAAAACATCAGCGTCATCAACGGCAAGCCATCAGTCTATGGTGACGCAGCAATGGCACTGGTACAGGCACACCCAGCCTGTGAGGGCGTCGAAGAGTTCTTTGAGGGCGAAGGTACACCGAACCCTATCGCTGTCTGTATCGCCCACAGAAGGGGCCGTAAGCCCGTCACAGCCAAGTTCTCAGTCGAGGACGCAAAGAGGGCAGGACTGTGGAATAAACAAGGTCCTTGGACATCCTACCCAAAGAGAATGTTGCAAATGAGAGCCAGAGGTTTTGCCCTGAGAGATGCTTTCCCAGATGCACTTAAAGGTTTGATAACTACTGAGGAAGCAGATGACTACCCAGCAGAAGCCAAGCAAGAAGCCAAGGACATCACGCCTAAGAATCCATTGGATGCTATCGCTTTGCCTGAAGTAATAGAACCTTCCTATCAGGAAGCCGCTGTAGAAGTGGTCGATGGTACAGTTACCGTTGAAGCAGAGGTAGTAGAAGTCGTCGCAGAACCAGAGGAAGCAGAAACTTCTGGTGGTGGATGGCTTTTGTACACACCTCGCAAAGACCCGCAGGAATTATCGTCATTGGAAGAGTGGCTCAAAGAGTACAACGCGCTGGCAGACAAGACCGCTGGTGCAGGCAGGGCAGCACCCAGAGCAAGGATGACAGCCCTGCGTGAACTGCGAGAAGCCAACGATCCAACGATCAAGCGAACACCCACGCTAGTCAAGGTGGTGCTAACGCAAGGCCACCAGACCAGACTGGCTTGGCTAGGCCACCAGATGCGGGAAGAGGAAGGCAAATCTGACAACGTGAAGGAAGATCATGGACCACAACGTCAAACTTGAGATAGCAAAGCAGTATCTACGGGACCGCAAGAAGTACATATGCGAACAGGATCAGAGCGATCCGACTCGCTTTGTTCCGCGCAAATCAGTAGAGACAGATGTCAAACAAACATGGGGAGAATACCAACATGAGCAAAATAAAAGTAAACAACAAGCCGCATCGCCTATTCGATTTTTTGATCGAAAGATTCGGTATCAGAAGTGACTATCAGTTGTCACATATGCTAGAGGTCGGACCATCTGCCGTCAGTAAGTTCAGGTCAGGCAGGCCAGTCACAGCCAACCTCATCCTGAAAGTGCATGAGACATTCGAGGTACCCATCAAAGACATCAAGGCACTCTTATGATGAACCTAGTCGCAATCGCCAGCACGATGGCGGTAATCTACTGGGGTGCTATCGTACTCGCTGACAAAAGCATCGGCGAGTACAAGCGTGGATATAACGACGGCATCTCAAGTCAACAGAGAATAATCGATGAGCCAAAGTGCGAAGACAAGCGCAAACCTAAAGTGGTGCAGCGCCTGCAACAGCCACCGAGAGACTGAAGGTGGCGAGTGGAAAGAGTGTAGAAGGACAAGACGCTGGGTCTGCCTATCGTGCAAAGAACTAAAGTCACCTAGTTTCTATGGAAAAAATAATGTTCTGCCTACACTGTGTGAACTTTAACCTGAGAGACTATCCATCTCATGTTCGAGTCGGATTCGGTAGATGTATGGCAGCGGACTTGTATAGCAAAGGCGCTGTCTTCATGCCGATCCGAACCGTTCATGAATGCGACAAGTACGACTCAGTAAAAGATGATGTGTTGATAAAAAGAAAGGAATGGAATGAGAGCCGCAAAGGTAGATGACAACCAGAAGGAGATCGTCAAAGCATTGCGGACTCTCGGCTGTTCCGTTCAGCATCTGCACAGCGTAGGCGCTGGATGCCCGGACCTGTTAGTCGGCTATAAAGGTTTCAACATATTGTTGGAGTTGAAGGATGGCAACAAGTCACCGTCGCAACAGAAGCTAACGCCAGACCAAATAATCTGGCATAGAGACTGGCGCGGCCATGTCAATGTTGTCAACAGTTCAGAACAAGCAATCATAGCGGTACTCACAACAGCCAGAGACTTGTCTGATTTGGACGATTTGAAATGAGTCTGTGGCGTAAGCGGCAACTAAACACAGGGAAAAAAATGACCAGAGATGACATTATCCGCATGGCGCGAGAGGCTGGATTCACAGAAGTCAAAGTGCAAGGATTTGAATTCCCAGTTTCTCTTTACACAGCAAGTATCCATGACATCAAACGGCTATTGGAAGCGGAACGAGAGGAGTGCGCGAAGCTATGTGAGATGGTTGAAGATGATGACCTTTACTTTGGTAGCCAATACGCATTAGCTATCCGCGAAAGGGGTGCGCCATGAGTGGAGACCACAACCAGTATCAGAAAGGCTCTATGCCGCCACAACGCGAATGGCAATCATTAACGGATGATGAAATCGGCACTGTCATTGGCGACTGCAACATTACGCTGGTGAACTATTGCAGCGAAGAAAAGCAGACAGAGTTTGCCCGTGCAATCGAAGCCAAGCTGAAGGAAAAGAATGCGCCCCATCTATGAGACACAGGCAGACTTAAAGCGAGAGAAGGAAGTACAAGAAGCTTTGTACCTCATGTGGGAAGTGGACTTTCACAAGCTGCCTCGCGCCTACCATGTAGACTGGATGCTGACAAAGAAAGGACAAGCCAAAGGATTTGCTGAACTCAAGTGCCGAAACAATCCTCGCAGTCAGTATCCTACCTTGATGCTATCAATGCACAAGTGGATGCACGGCAAGGCAATGGCACAAGAGATCGGGGGAAAGTTCATTGTCATCGTCCGGTGGAGCGA